ATAGCTATAACATTTGATGGTAATACATCAGATGGTACTTTGACTTGGATGGAAGATGAAGCTCACTTTAAATTTTCAGATGACATCGTAATAGATAGCACTAAAAAGTTATACTTAAATGACGAAGGTGGGGAACATATAAGTGGTGATGGCACTGATTTAACTATAACATCAGGCAATGACCTAAATCTTACAGCTACTACAGATATTAATATACCTGCTAATGTTGGTTTAACCTTTGGAGATGATGCAGAGAAAATAGAAGGTGACGGAACTGACTTAACTATTTCAGGTAATAATATTAATCTTACAGCAGTTGCAGATGTAAACATACCATCAGGTGTTGGACTAACATTTGCTACAGCAGAGAAAATAGAATCAGATGGCACTGACTTGACTATAACTGTAGGGTCAGGTGGTGATATTAACATACCTGCAAACATAGGTATGACATTTGGTAATGATGGTGAAAAGATAGAGGGCGATGGTACAGACCTCACTATAACAGGTAACAATATTAATTTAACTGCTACTGCTGACATTGTGATTCCTGCAGATGTAGGTATAACATTTGGCAGTGGTGAAAAGATTGAAGGTGATAGCACAGATTTAACAATTACATCAGGTGCTAAAATAAACTTAACAGCAACATCTGACGTACATATACCAAATAACGTAGGTATTGTATTTGGTGGTGACAGTGAGAAGATTGAAGGAGATGGTACAGACATGACTATCTCTGCTAACAATCTTACAGTTGACGCAGAAGCAGATATTATTTTAGATGCAAATGGTGCTAACGTCACTTTTAAAGATGATGGCACATCTATTCTTGACATAGCTAATAACTCAGGTGATGCTGAATTAACAGTTAGCACTGCAGATAAAAACTTTGCGATAAAAGGAACAGATGGTTCTAGTGCAATAACTGCTCTTGACATTGACATGGCTCTCGCAGGTAAAGCGACATTTAGTGGTGACGTAGTTGTTACAGGTGATTTAACTGTAACAGGTGACGATATAACTATGGGTACTAATACTAGTGGTCATATCATGGTTGCAGATGGAGCTAACTTTAATCCTGTAGCAGTATCAGGTGATGTTACTATAGCATCTAATGGTGCAGTCACAATTGCAAATGGTGCAGTAGAAACTGCAATGTTAAATGCAAATGTTATTACAGGACAAACTGCAGAAACATCTTTAGACTCATCTAATGATACACTACTTATACATGATGCAGATGCAGGTGCATTAAGAAAAACTACACTAGCTTCTATATCCTCTGCTCTTGGTGGTATAACAGATGTTGTAGCAGATACCTCACCACAACTAGGTGGTAACTTAGATACTAACTCACATAACATACTTATTGACGATGCACACTTTATTGCAGATGATTCTAGTAATGAATTTATTATTTTTCAAAAGACTAGTTCTGCAGTCAATCAATTTGATATTACAAACGCTGCAACAGGTAATGCACCTGAATTATCTGCAACAGGTGATGACACAAATATTAGTTTGAAGATAACACCAAAAGGTTCAGGACAAGTTGTGCTTGATGGTAACGTGGGTATTGAATCAGGTGTCATAGATTTAAAAAATTCAGGTTCTCAATCATATATTAGATTTTACTGTGAATCTTCTAACCAACATTATGTACAGGTACAAGCACCTGCACACTCAGCCTTTTCAGATGACCAAACTATAACTTTACCTGCAACAACAGATACATTAGTGGGTAGAACTACAACAGATACACTAACAAACAAAACATTAACTACTCCTACACTAACAACTCCAATAGCAAATGCAGGTATACAATTAAAGAATGGTGCAACTAGTGCAGGATTTTTAGAGTTCTTTGAAGATAGCGACAATGGCACAAATAAAGTAACACTTATTGGACCTGCATCTACAGCAGATGTCACATTAACTTTACCATCAGCTACAGACACGTTAGTGGGAAAAGCTACAACAGACACATTAACAAACAAATCTATAGATTCTGACAATAATACAATTACTAACATTGTAAACGCTGATATTAAATCTAGTGCTGCGATAGCAGATACTAAGTTAGATACTATATCAACAGCGAATAAAGTATCCTTAACTGCATTAGATATAGATGGTGGCTCAGATATAGGTGCTGATTTAACAACATCAGACTTGATTGTTGTAGATGATGGAGCAGGAGGTACAAATAGAAAAGCTGCTCTATCTAGATTAACAACATTTATGACTGCACAAGGGTTTAGTACAGATGACCCAACTGCATTAGCGATTGCCCTTGGTTAATTTTTCTTGACAAATCAAGCAAAACCGAGTATAATTATATAAAAGGAAAAAAAGATGGCAAATACATTTAGAGTATTAACATTCGCAGCAGAACCTAATAGCACATCTGCAGGAAGTGAGTATCACGTATATACCACACCTGCTAGTACAACTACTGTGGTGATTGGACTTATATTAACAAACATACATACTGCTCAAGTAACAGCTAAAGTTCTTCTAGAGTCTGATACTTCAGGTGATGCAACTGCCTCTGCTAGTCAAACAAACAATATAGGAGCAGGAACAGGCAGTGGAAGTAGTAATGATAATACTACTGCAGTATTATTAAACGATGCACCTATACCTGTAGGTTCAAGTTTAGAATTACTATCAGGTGGAAAAGTAATATTACAACCAACTGATGCTATAACAATCTCTTGTTCCGTAGCAGATAAACTTTCAGGAGCATTAAGCATAATGGAGATAACATAAGATGGCATACATCGGTAATCCACCTGCTAATAGATTCGTAGCACCTAAAGCGGCATCTGTATTTTCAGGTAATGGTATACTTACAGACTTTACACTAGACCATTCTGTAAGCTCAGATGAAGACATACTTGTATCTGTAGATGGTGTTATCCAAGAACCATCCGTAGCCTACACTGTAAGTGGCACTACACTTTCATTTACTGCTGCACCATCAAACAACTCAGGTAATAACATCTTTGTGTATTATTTGTTTAGAACAGTAGGCACAGTAAGCCATCCAAGTAATAATGCTTTAACTGCAACAAGTGGTACATTTACAGGTAACATAGTTATACCTGATGCAGGTAACATTGGTAGTGCAAGCGATACAGATGCTATATCTATATCAAGTGGTGGTGTTGTTAATTTTACTCAAACACCCACAGGTGTTTCGACTATAACAACTCTTAATAGTGGTGGGGTTACTTTAAATGGAACTAATGAAGCTCAATTTACAAGTTTACCATCAGGAATAAGCCGAATTACTGTAATGTTTAATCAAGTTAGTTCAGGTAGTTCTGATACTGGTCTTTTAGTAAGACTTGGAACAAGTAGTGGTTTTGTAACATCAGGTTACACTCAAGCTAGTTATCGAGTTAAAAGTAGCGATAATACTAGTACTGTTTTTCAAGATGGAACTGGTTTTGGTGTTAGAGGGATTGATACTGATAACACAGTTTCAGGTCTTATGACAATATGCCATCAGGGAAATAATCAATTTATCAGTTCTCATGTTTGTAGAATGAACTCAACTGAAGGTGTTTTTGGTGGTGGTAAACTTGCCCTCGGTGGAACTTTGACTCAAGTAAGAGTGTCATCATCTTCTGGTAGTAATTTTGATGGTGGCAACGTTAATATTTTGACTGAATTATAAGGTAAAACTATGGCAAAAAAAATTGTATATGATTTCTTAACAAAGGAAACAGTTGTTAAAGATATAACAAGTGAAGAACAAAAAGCCCTTGATGCTATAACACCTGATGCAGAAATAGAATTAGCTAATTTAAGGTCAGCTAGAAATAGTTTATTAGCTGGAACAGATTACATGACTTTATCAGATATGCCAACAATGAGTGATGCTTGGAAAAAATATCGTCAAGATTTAAGAGATATAACAAAGACATTTAAGTCAATGAGTGACAAAGACTTTAAGTTTCCTGAAAAACCAACGGAGTAACTAATGGCATTAACAAAGGTACAAGCAGAAGGAATAAACTTAGCAGATACGTTTGCTTTTAGTGGTACTGTGACAGGTGCAGGTACAAGAAAACTCTTGAGAACAATTACTATATCAAGTGCTACAAGTTCTGTTGATTTTGTTCATGGTGCTAATGATGTGGTTCTAGATACTACTTATCCTAGATATGAAATACTTATAAACAGCTTTGTTCCTGAAACAAATGGTCAACATATTCGTGTTTTTGTAAGTTCAAATAGTGGCTCATCTTTTTATGGTGATAGTGCTTATAATAATTTAACTCATAGAGCTTATACAAATGGTTCAACAACGGCAACAGATACAACTTATTTCAATGATTTTGCTTCATATAATTATCTTGGGTTGACTAATACAGCAAATAAAGGTGGTGGTCATGCAACAATAGAAGTTTCAGGAATAGGTAATGCGGCAAGAACTGTCATAAATGGGCAGTTTTGGGGTTTTGGTGAAACATATTATCATACAACTCGTTCATCAGGAGCATATGAGTCAGATAGTACAACAATAAATGCAATCAGAATTGCACCTACGTCAGGTAATATACTCTCAGGAGTTTTTAAAATATATGGAGTTCTTTGATGGCTAATAGAATTAAAAATGTAAATGGTGTTGAAATAGAACTAACTGATAAAGAACAAGCAGAATTAGAAGCTAGAGAAAAAAAATGGTTAGATGGTCAAGCTGACAGAGATTTAGCTGAATTAAGATTTTTAAGAAATAACTTATTGACTCAAACAGATTGGACACAATCAAGAGATGTTACTTTATCAAACGATACAGAATGGAAAAAATACAGACAAGAACTAAGAGATATAACCAAAATATTTAAGTCAATGAGTGATAAAGATTTTAAGTTTCCAGAGAAACCAACGGAGTAACGCATGGCATATATAGGAGTCAGTCCATCTAACGGAGTTCGTAGGGTTCACACCTACACTGTATCTGGTTCATCAACTGACACATTCAGTGGTGCAGGTGCAGAGGGTACAACTTTAAGTTATAAAGATAGTAACTTTGTAGATGTGTACCAAAATGGTGTAAAATTAGCTGACGCAGATTATACTGCAACAAATGGCACATCAATCGTATTAGGAACAACTGCTAATGATGGAGACATAGTAGTTATTGTAACATTTGATGTGTTCTCGGTAGCAGACACTGTAAGTAAAGCAGATGGTGGTAATTTTGATTCAGATATAACTGTAAGCAGTAGTGCAGTTAAGGTTGCAGGAAAAGAAACAATATATATACCTGCAACAGCTATGTATCCAAATACAACAAATGGTTGTGCTAATATAGCACAGGTAGAATTAACTAATGGTCCTGAAATAAAAGTGCTAGATTTTGATGCTAGTTCTGATGAAAATGCACAATTTACTGTGGCATTTCCTAATTCATGGAACGAAGGAACAGTTACTTTCCAAGCATTTTTTACAGTCACAGGAACTAATACAGGAACAGTTGCTTGGGGTTTATCAGGTGTAGCAATAGCAGATAATGATTCATGTGACACTGCTTTTGGAACTAATGTAGTAGCAACTGCTAAAGCTCATAGTGGTACGTCTAATGATATAAATGTAACAGCAGAAAGTGGAGCAGTAACAATAGCAGGTTCTCCTTCGACAAGTGAGTTTGTATTCTTTCAGATTATGAGAGATGTATCTGCAGATGACCAAAGTGGGGATGCAAGATTATTGGGTATAAAATTATTTTTTACCACTGATGCAAAAAATGATGGCTAATGACTAGTTTTGGATATAACATATTAGGTTTTGGAGCAGGTGGCTTACCACCATTAATAGTTGATTTTTTAGTTGTAGCAGGTGGTGGCTCTGGTGGCTCACACAACGGAGGTGGTGGTGGAGCAGGTGGCTTTAGAGAGTTCACTAGTCAAGAGTTAGACAGAGGCACTGCTTTTACTGTTACAGTTGGTGCAGGTGCTTCAGGTGTTAGCAACGCAGGTGGAACACAAGGTTCTAATTCAGTATTTGGCTCATTCACATCGGCAGGTGGTGGAGGAGGAGGTTCTGGTGGAACACAAGTAGCTCCAGATAGTGGTGGTTCTGGAGGTGGTGGAGGTAATAGTAACACATCCTCAATCCGTTCAGGAGCATCAGGTAACACTCCTAGCACTTCTCCCTCACAAGGAAACGATGGTGGTGATGGACCATCAGGAGGTACTCCTAGAGGAGGTGGAGGTGGTGGAGCAGGTGCTGCAGGCTCGGCTTCAGGCACTAATGGTGGTAATGGTGGTAATGGTTCTACCTCAAGTATTGACAGTAATGTTTACTCAGGTGGTGGGGGTGGAACGTCATATAGTACAACAGCAGGAAGTGGTGGAACTGGTGGTGGAGGTGGCTCTGGCACAGGAACAGGAACTGCAGGTTCAGGTGGCACTGGTGGTCTTAATAATGGTGGTAATGGCACTGTAAGCTCTAGTGCTGATAATGGAGGAAATGGTGGTGCTAACACTGGTGGAGGTGGTGGTGCTACAAGTAGAAGTGGTGGAACTTCTGGCAATGGTGGTTCAGGTGTTGTCTTAATAAAAGTTCCAACATCAGAAACAGTTACGTTTTCTAGTGGTGTGACAAGTTCATCATCAACATCAGGCACTAATACGATTTACAAAGTAACTGCAACATCAAGCACAAGTGAAACAGTTACGTTTGGATAAGTTATGGCACACTTTGCAAAGTTAGATAAAAATAATATAGTAATATTTGTTACAGTTGGAAGAGATGAAGATAAGGAAGATGAGTTGACAGCTAGAACTGGAGATGTATATAAACAAACATCATATAATACATTTGGTGGTGTTCATCAATTAGGTGGTACACCTTTAAGAAAAAACTTTGCAGGTTTAGGTTATACATATGATGAAACTAAAGATGCCTTTATACCCCCAAAAACTCATCCATCTTGGGTTCTTAACGAAACAACTTGTTTATGGGAAGCACCATTAACAGAACCTAGTGATGGTGTTTATATGTGGGATGAGGATGTGTATCAAGCAGATAATACGAAAGGGTGGGTCAAGTTATGACAAGAGCAAGTGATACAGCAAGATTATTAGGAGCAGGTGGCACATTTGCAGATGGAGATTTAGCTTTTGCAAGTGGGCATGGGATAAGTTTTGCTAGTACTAGTGATGCTACTGGTATGACTAGTGAGTTAATTGATGACTATGAAGAAGGAGTTTACACTCCCACAGTTACAGGTAGAACAAGTGGCAGTTACACAGTAGGAGATAGTGCTACAAAATTATCATATGTAAAAATTGGAAGAATGGTTCATTTACAAGGTCAAATACATATAACTGGTGAAAGTAGTCCAAACGGAGTTATAGATGTAAGTTTACCATTTGCATCAGGAACTAACACAGATTTAAGCGATAGGTCTGTTGGTTCGGTTGGTTTTGATGGAGCTGGTGCTGATGGTCCAGCACATAATTCTGGTAATTTTGTTAATTTTCAAGTTTCGTCAAATGCTTCTGTTGGAACATTTAGGTCAACAGAAGATAATGCTTCGGCAGGAAGTTTGAATCAATCTCACATGACAACAAATGATAGATTTATCATAGGAATAACTTACTCATCACATTAAATAACTAAAGGAATAGAAAAATGGCATTAACAGAAGAAACAATACAAGATAAAATAGAAGTTGTAGGAGAATTTAAATACATACAAGTTAGAACTGCTACAGTGATAAAAAAAGATGGTACAGAAATAAGTCGTGGCTTTTCAAGACATATAGTTACACCAAATATAAGTGCAGATGACTTAGCTAAAGAAAGCACAGAAGTGCAGGGTATAGCCAATAGTGTGTGGACAGATGAAATCAAAAAGGCTTATGCAAAAAAAGTAGCTGATGAAACAAAAGAAATTAGTTAATAATCATGGAAAGCATTGACCCAATGTTATTTTGGAACATAATCCTGACTATGGTCGTTGTACCATTCGGTTGGGCATTTAACAAAATGTTCCAAGAGGTCAAGCGTATACAGATACTCCTTAACAAGACACGAGAAGAATATGCACGTAAAGATGACGTAAAAGATGATGTGCATGAGTTGATGGATGCACTAAGAAGATTAGAAGATAAGTTAGACAAAGTATTAATGGGAAATAGATAATGGCAATGTTTACAGGATTTAAACCAAGTGGTATGGAAAAGATAGCTAATCGTCTTGGTTACAGTGGCGAGATGACTAACTTTGATGATTATCTAGAGCAAAACCCTGATAAGAAAAGACAAATGATTGTATTTCAAGATGCTGCACGTAAGATGGCAGAGGGTGGTTATGTTAAAATGCAAGAGGGTGGACTTAATCTTGGTCCTCAAGTAGTCGTGTATGGTTCTGATGGAACTGCTTATGGTAATCCACAAATTGCAGAAAGAGCAGGTGTTACTGATTATACTATGACACAACCTGCTAAGATGGAAGAGTTTCCTATAGCTGAATTTCAACCTACAGAAACACCACAACCTAAAATAGATTTTGGAAGTGCAGGTAAAGCAGAAGCAAATCCGGGAATGTCAGCTAGTATTGACCCTAATACAGGAGATTTATATAGGTCTGTAGACCCTAGTAAAGGCACAGGCACAACTACTCCTGAAACACCTAAACAAGAAACAACAGAAGGTAAAATCAAAGATTTAATAGATAATAACCCTATTATTCAACCACCTTATATGGGTCCTCCTCCTCCTGAGTTTAGATTACCTACTGACCAGACTAGACCTAAAGCTGATTTTACTATTGATGAAAATTTCTTTAATTCTCCTGAATATAAAGAAGCAAATGAAAGAATGAGAGACCCAAATTTAATTTCAGGACAAGCATATACAAAGTCACCTTATTTTGGTATGTATAGTAATACCTCTATTGGTATATTAGATAAAGCGTATGAAGAATATGCAAAAAGAAGAAATTTTGACCCTCGGTCTAATTTTGCAGACCCTAGAGATGACCCTGCAACCGCTGCACTACCTACAGCACCTACACCTACAGGTGGCTCAACAACTAAGACAGTTCCTGTTTTAGATGAGGAAGGTAACCCTGTTTTAGATGAAGAGGGTAATCCTGTAACTCAAGAGGTAGGCAAAGATATTACTGACATAACAGCAGATAGACTAACTGCACCTTCTCTGCCTACAGGAACAGAAATAACAGGTGTTGGCATAGGAGAAAAAGCAGGTCAGTTTGTAAGTTCTAATGTAGGGCAGGTAGAAGGTGCAGTAGCAGTGCCTACTACACTAGCTTCTACTACGCAGACAAATCTTCCTGCTGACATGGTTGCTAATACTATGGATGCAGTTAAAACAAAAGAAGATGTAACCACTGCACTAGATACAGTTAATGCCGCTCAAACAGACCCTAATGACCCACGTAGTAGAATAACTGCAGCCGAGCAAACAGAGTCAAGTGTTAGTGATTTAAAAGCTGCTCAAGGTAAAGCTATTCTAATTGACAATCCTGTACAAAGAAAAATACAAGATGGTGAGTTAGTTTCTTCAGTCGCTAATGCACAGACAGCAGCACAATTTACAGAAGAAATACAGGCAGCGACTGCAACACCTACACAAAAAGCAACAGTACAAGGACAACTTGCACAGTTAACTGAAAACTTTGATTTAACTAATCCACCTGCATTTGCCGCAGGAGCAATTAGAGGTGTTCAGGCAGCGATGCAACGAAGAGGTATTGGTGCTTCTAGTATAGCAGGACAAGCTATGATTCAAGCTGCTTTAGAGGCAGCACTTCCTATAGCACAGGCAGATGCAGGTACATTTGCACAGTTTGAAGCACAAAACTTATCTAATAGACAATCAAGAGCCATGTTAGCTGCTCAACAAAGAGCACAGTTTATAGGGCAAGAGTTTGACCAAGATTTTCAAGCTAGAGTTTTAAATGCTTCTAAGATATCAGATATAGCTAATCAAAACTTTACAGCAGAACAACAAGTACAACTAGAAAACTCTCGTATTGCTAATACTATGAATCTTCAAAACTTGAGTAATAGTCAGGCTTTGGTTATGGCTGAAGCATCGGCTGTAGCACAGTTAGATGTAACAAGTTTAAATAACAGACAACAAGCCGCAGTTCAGAATGCACAGAACTTTTTGAACATGGAGATGGCTAATTTATCTAATGACCAACAGGTCGTGCTCTTCAAAGCACAACAGAGAGTACAAAGTATTTTTACTGACCAAGCTGCTCAAAATGCCGCTCGACAGTTTAATGCTTCTTCTCAAAATCAGGTTGACCAATTCTTTTCTAACTTAACTCAACAAGCATCACAGTTCAATGCAACACAAGCAAATGCACAGTCACAATATAATGCAGGTCAGAGAAACGTATTAGAAAGATTTAATGCAGAGTTAAACAATCAGCGTGACCAATTTAACGCTCAGAATAGATTAGTTATTGACCAAAATAATGCACAGTGGAGAAGACAGATAGCCACTGCAGATACTGCAACGACAAACAGAATCAATGAGTTGAATGCAACTAACTTACTACAAATGTCTAATCTATCATACAATAACTTGTGGCAATATTATGCTGACACTATGGAATGGGCATGGACATCTGCTGAGAATGAGTTAAATAGGTATGCAGACATGGCTATTGCAAACTTAAACGCTGACACTCAAAGCGAGGTAGCTAAACGAGGAGAGTCAACCGCTGCAGGTAGTGCGATTGGTAGCCTAATAGGAACACTTGGTAGTGCTTATATCATGTCTAGCTTCTGTTGGGTAGCTAGAGAAGTATATGGTAAACGTGACCCACGTTGGTTTGTATTCCGTATGTGGATAAAGTATAAAGCACCTAATTGGTTTAAGAAGCTGTATGGAAAGCATGGAGAATCTTATGCTAAGTTTATCAGTAATAAACCTATGTTAAAATATGTAACGAAGAAACTTATGAATATGGTAATAAAGAATGAAAGGTTGGTGTCATATGCCTGAAACTAATCCTGCTATTAGATTATATAGAAACTTAAAAGTAGAAGAAGGTGAAGACACTGATGTAAAAGCTACACGTGGCTTACTAGCTCGTAGTCAATCTAATAAGGCTAGAGAAGAAGCAGGTGTAACACAACCATCAGAACGTGTGGCTAAACACGTATCTATATTACGTAGAAAAAGACAAGAATTAACAGAAAGTGACGGAGATGAGAGAACCATTACTTGATGGTCCTATTGCAGGACAATCACTCACAGCAGAAATAAATGGTAGACCTTGGTTAAATCCACCTCAACAGGTAACAGTGGATGATGCTATAGAATACTACTTAGATAGAATGTCTTCAGAAGAGTTTACAGACCAACTCGTAGACGTGTTAGAGATGGGTGTACCTGTTACAACACTCGCTAATACTCTACAATTAGGCAGCGTCATGGAAGGTGTGCATAGTGTAGACACAGGAATGTTAGTCATGCCATTTATAATGGAAATGATTATGCTTGTTGGAGATAGTTCAGGTGTTAAGTATGATAGTGGGTTAGAAAATCCTAACAAAGGTAAAACAAGAGATACGCTTCTTGAAAGTGTACGAAGAGAATTAGAACAAAGAAAAGAAGAAAAAGAGGCTATGCTCTTTGATGAAGATGAGGAGATAATAAATGAAGAAGAGTCTATGGAAATGCCTCAAGAAATAGTGGAAGAAGATGAGCCTATGGGATTGATGTCTAGGAGAGAGCAATGAGTTTTGCAACAGGGTTTATAACAGGTCTAGCTAAAAGTGTTGATGAACAGCTAAAGAAAGACATGGAGCGTACTCAAGATAGAATACAGGGTATGGCACAGTATCGTGTTACTCGTAGACGAGCAGATATAGAAAAAAAAGATAAAGACAAAGAAGAGTTGAGAGAAACTATTCTTAAACTTTCTACTTTAGTTGGGGGTGATACAACTAAAGGTATACAGATATATAAATCAGTAGGTGGTAATATTTCTGATGCTAATAAATTTTATGACAAAGTATATAGGAGTAAAGAAAATTTAGAAGACTTTGATATAGCTAAAGCTGTTGAGTTTACTGATTTTAATCTTCCTGCAGGTGTGGATAAAGGTGACTTCTTAAATAACTTTATTGATGGTTCTATAAAATATAAAAGTGCCATACCTGCAAAAGATACTGATGTTTCAGGTGGTCTATACACTGCACTATTTAAACCTAAGATAGGTGAGCAGATAATGAAACAAGCAGATGCACAAGCACCTATACCTAAAAATAAAGAGTTTGATGTCTCTATTCCCGGAGCTAAAATAAATTTTAATCAGTTTTTAGAAGCAAAAGAATATGAAAAGAAAAATAGATTAGATGTTAAAGGAAATTTTGGTAGTGCTTACGTGCAATTAGAAATGGCAGCTGATTATGAAACTGACCCTATTAAGAAAAAAGAACTACAGAACAAAGCTGATAAATATCTAGCGTTACATAGAGAGGGTGCAAAAAAGAGTGGTGATGCTGAAGGTAAAAATAAGTCTATATTTAATGACGAAACTATAAGCACTCTTATAAAAAGAAAAAGTGATGATGCCTTAAAAAAGAGTGGACTAATTAAATCTGTAGGTGACGAAATAAAAGTTTTATTTGAGGGAAATGAAGCAGACTTTTTTAATACACAGGACAATGTTATAAAAGCATTAGAGATGAAATACAAAAGTATTAATCCTACTGATGAGCCAATACTATTTGACGCTATAAAAGCAGAGAAGTTTAAACAAGCTCAAGACAGAAAAACTTATAAAGATGAATTACGAAATAAATATTTAGAGAGTTTAGAAGATGAAGATGCTGACTCTATTTTTGAAAAATATGTTACAAAGGATAAAACATCACAATTTATTGGTAATATAACTAATGTGCCACAAGGTAGCTCTTTAGGTGTTGAACAGTTAAAAGCATTACGTGCATATGCTTATGATAATAGAGTAGCTAAAGGAACAGTATTTGAGTACGTTGGTCCTGATGAACAAATGAGAAGATTTATTTGGTTAGGTAATAGATTTATAAATTAAGGTATTATAATGGACCAGTCTTTAGAGTATTATAAAAGCCTTTTATCGGAAACAGATACAGGCGAAACTCCCCCCATACAACAAAATCAAAATAATACATCACTTGTTAGTAATGATGATTTATAAATTAAGGTATTATAATGGACCAGTCTTTAGAGTATTATAAAAGCCTTTTATCGGAAACAGATACAGGCGAAACTCCCCCCATACAACAAAATCAAAATAATGCATCACTTGTTAGTAATGATGATGACCTTAACTCTTTGCTTGAATCAGAAGGTGAGGATGCAAATCTTTTTGCCAAAACAACTAGTGGTGGCACTAATGTAAAAGAAGACCATGAAGTCAAGGCAGGGGTAGAAAAAGATGTACCACCTAGCCAAGATGATTTGTATACTCGTTATCAAGAAAAATATCCTGAGTTATTTAAG